CACATAATCGTCCCAATCCAAAGAAAAGGCATAAGATCTCAAAACGTCAAAATAATATTGAGGGTAGAAGTTGTATGAAACTTGTTGTGGGTTTGCAGGATCAATAACAGTAGAAGTGAAAGTTACCAAGTCCCCAGCATTTACAGGAATAGATTGGATACTGCCGGTGTATGGATTTCCATTAATCGATATTGTCAATCCCGAAGCATTTACAACTTTTGTTATTTCAATACCCCCCGATTGTGCAAAAGGGGGACAGTTTGCCGTTGTTGTGTAAGATAGAGTTAGTGAAGTTTTACTAGCAGGATCAAATGGGTCAATATTTGAGTTGGCCCAACCAAACTCTTTAACATTTGGTACTAAAAAATTTGCTCTTTGAAATTCTTTTTCTAGTCCTCCGTCTGATTCCCATTTAAATTTAAATCGGTATTTACCTTTTGTTGGGATTCCTATTGTTGGGTCATTCGATATAACTTGATTTCCAAATTCGTCTGTTGATATATATTCTAAGTTCATAGGAACCTGAACAAGATAAGATCCATCTCCATCAATCACTTTACCTCCGCTTGGTAAATCAGCAACTTCCAATATTGGTCTTCCTGCATTATCAATTTGAGTAGTTTGTCTTATTGCCAAAATTTGACCTGGTCCTGAAATTAACTCACAAAGATTTCCTGTATTATTTTTTGGCTTACAGGCCGTACCCAATGCATCATCATCAGTAGTGGAAATTATTGACCCCATAAAAACTGCGGTGGGTTTTATTGTTAAATTAATTTCTGCTGACAAATCAAAATCTTGTCTGAAAATTCCAATTATACAATTTTCTTCATCCCCCCAAAAAGGTTGTACATCGATTTGTTTAACTAATGATACTATCTGTGGTAATTCTTCTAAATTTGTAGAGCTTTTAAATTTACTTCCGTCAAATTGTCCTTCGCCAGCAAATCCAGAATTTATTAAATCTTGTGGTGACAAAGAAAAACAACCAATATCTGATAAATCTACGTTTAATATTAAGGTTTGAGAACCAAGTGGAACTCCAAAAATCATAAAATCACCACTTTCATTTGTGGTTACCGTGTACTTGTAATATTTATCGAAAACCTCAATATAAGATCTATTTAATAAAACTTCAGAAAGTGAAGGAAATGATCCTGTTGAAACGTGTCCTTGATATGATGGTATTTTAGGAAGTAAATTATATCTATAACCATCCTCATTTACGTCATTTGCGTTTTTATATGGGTATAATTCATTAATTATTGGGTTTTCTTCATCCTCGTTTGTAATCGGGATAAATATTGATAGTTTTGCATTTTGTAATCCAAAACCACCATTAACAAATACTCTTCCCGCAACTACTCCATAGTCGGCACATCTTCTTTCATAAACATCAGATTGAGTCAATTTAAGAGAAAGTAGTTCCAAAAAGTCGAAATCTTGCTCTATTTTGACATCAAGTTGTTTTTCTACCCCAACTTGGGTCCTTATTCTATATGATTTTGGCATTAAAAAATTCTTTTTTCATAAATAGTTTATTTCCTATTTTGAATAAAAATAATCTCTTTTATGAAAAAATAAACGATCAAGAAAACGCTACCGTCGATAAATTGTTCACGCTAACTTTTATGTCACTAGTTGGGAATCTGACTTGATAAATTTGAGACGGTTCTGCAAAGATTGTGTCTGCAATTAGTTGGATTTGTTTTGTATTTGGGTTTGAATATGTTTGTGAGGTTTCAGCCGATGAATATTGTCCCCCAACTTTATTGAAAACCCTTATGTCAGATATTGATAAAATTCCATTTTCACTTTGAATCAATCTTCTGAGTTCTGAAATATTAACATTTTGACCCATGGTTCTTACCAATGGTGACATGTAGTTATTTGTTATATCAACCACTTTAGCAATTACGGAACTTTGACTTTGAGATGCGTCTAACACCACATCAATTTCAAATGCCAAGTCAACTGGATTTCCTGATTCTACAGATATATAATCATTAATCATTCTATAATTTGATAAAAAATTCGCAACATTTGTTTTTAATACGTTTGGAACTGTAGATGTTAATTTTCCTTCACCATCATAAGACAACATTTTAATTCTTATTTTGTTGTTTTCTTCTACAATTGACACTTTAGACGGTGCACCAAATTGTGATGGCATAGTTCTTAGAATTGAATCATAATCATTAACAGTCACCGCCCTGTTCTGTGCCGCAAAGTTGAATGTAACATAATTTCGTACTTCCTCTAAAGTTGGTTGAGGTGCTCCTCCAACAGCGGCAAACGGGTTATTACAAGTTAACGAATTAATCACACTCGTATTTGTATTTTCAGAAGGACCTGTCACAAAAAAATTGGTGTTTTGTACTTGTTGTATAACCCCAATTCCAACATTTGTTGATGTTCCTCCTCCTACTCTATATTGAATGAACAATGTTGTGTTTGCCCTTAAGGTACTTCCTAATCCTAAGTTATTTGAATATTTGTTTATATTCAGTTGTCCTCCTTGAATTGCAAATTCTCGAAGTTGTTGTTCTGCAGAAGTATTACCACCACCAAATGTTAATTTCATAAATCCTTGTGGGGTAAATTCTGTCATAAATTTGTCTGAAACTGAAATATATTTACCAACCTTAATTCCTGGAGCGTCTGATGGTTTTGTCGGGTCTTCAACAAAAACCCTATCTTCTACCAAAGACCTTACCTCATACCATCTTCCAACTGGTGTTAAAAATTCTTGTGGAGTTGGTACGTTAGAATAATTTGTTCCGTCTTTTACAATCACGCTTGATACACCTAAAACATTTCTCTCGGGTAAAAATAATTCAAAGAATGGTCTTACGTCGTTTGCTGTTATAACTCTTTTGAAAACTTTTGTTAGTCCGTTTACAACAACTTCTCTTTTTGTTATGGTGTAATTGATTATTGTACCTGAAGAATCTATATTTGGTCTTACAATTCTTGAGTTTGGTTGTCCTTCTCCATTATATTGTGAGGCAAAATCAATATCATAAATTGTTTCAAATGCCTGACCAGCGCCATTCACTTGAGTCCCCCTTCTTAATATACCACAATATCTAATATCTTCAGCGTCTCCATTAACAGGTACAATTATTGAAAAATCAACAATAGAAACTGATGGTCTTTGTCCTGGTATTTTTAAACCATATGTTCTAGCAATATTATACAGTGAGGTAGTTTCTTGTGCGTACTGTAAAACAGTTTCTTGAATACTTCTGTCTATTTGATAGTTAAGGTTGTCTGCAACCGCAGCATTCAAATCCATTAGAACAGAAAACACCGACGCGTCGTTAAAGTTCTGTATTAACTCGGGATAATAGGTTTTAACAAAGTTAACAAGTTCTAACTTTACACCCGCAAAATCCCTTGTTGTGTAGGAAATTTTTTTTTCTGCCATATAACTTTAAATATTAAGAATTATAAAATCTTGTGTTTCAAATGCGTCAGATGTTATCTTATAATCAATTCTAACTTTTGCGGTGTGTTCTAATTCCGAAATGTTTGTGACTTTGAATTCTCTTTCCCCACTACTATTTACAAAAGTTCCTTTATCTTCCAATCCCATTGATGCGTCTGTAATTGATATATTTGTTATCAAAACATTTGGTAAGAAAAGACCAACAGATTCTCTAATTTCAGATTCCACTTCAGCAAAAGTTGGGCCATCTAAAGGCTCAAAAATATATTCATATAATCTAGTACCAAACTCTGGTAAAAAATATCTTGACCCTCTTCTTGTCAATAACAAATGGGTCAAGTTTGTTCTAATTTCTTCACTTGCGTAATCAGTTAGATCCAAAAATTTACCATCAAAAGAATCTCTGAATGGAAACGTTATACCGTATGTTCTGCCATCTGCCATATTACCTATAAATATAAACTACTCTTTTTTTAAGTAAAAAAAAATCACTACCTAAGTAGTGATTTTCTAATACTTGTACTTCCTTTATCGTACAATGGTTCGTAAGGACAATGTTTACAACC